ATGAAAGGTGCAATCTATAGTAGGGTATCTACAGAACAACAAGATTATAGTAAACAAACGAATGAACTGAAAGACTATGCCAAAAGAAACGGTATAGAAGTTGTCTATGTATTTGAAGAAAAAGAATCAGGATTCAATAATAATAGACCAGAGTTTGAAAAATTAAGAAAGCTAACGAAGCAGGATATTGATATTATTCTGGTCTGGGAAATATCACGTATAAGTAGAAGGGCAATTTATTTACAACAGCAGGTACAGGAATTTACTGATAAAGGAATCTGTATATATGCAAAAAAAGATGGCTTTTCTACCTTAAATGATGATGGTTCTGTTAATGCTTCAACTAAAATGTTGATAGGCTTTGCTTCCATTATTGCAGAACAAGAAGCAGCAACACTCAAAGAAAGAACTATATCCAGTAAAAGAAATAAGATTTTAAGAGAAGGTAAAAGTTATACATATTATGCTCCCTATGGATATGATTACAGCAAAGAGACTAAAATGTTATCCATCAATGAAAAACAGGCACAAGTTGTTAAAAGGATCTTTCAATTGTCTATAGATGGATATTCAACAGAAAGAATTGCTATTCTTCTGAATGCAGAGAAAATACCAACTAAAGGCAAAAAGGAGAATTGGACAGCAGGAACAGTTTGCAATATGCTTACGAATCCAGTGTATAAAGGTGAAGCAAATTATACTCTTAAAAAAGAAAAGAAAGCAGGTAGTACTTATTGTAAACCTATGGAAGTGGTTACTATTTCTACACCTGCTATTATTGAAAAAGAACAATTTGAACTCTCACTACAAAAACTAGCAGAACGGACAAAAAGAAGTAACAGTTTTGGAACTAAGTATAATCCATTACTTAGAGGACTGATCCACTGTCCCCACTGTGATGTAAAGTATGTATATAATTTTGGAACAAACCAATATCTCTGCGTTAATAAGTACAAGAAGGCAAGTAACAAAAATGTACATTGTACAGCCAAATGTATTTCCAATAAGCTGGATTCTATTGTTTGGAATGTAGTAAAAACATTTTTCTATAAGGAACTGGCAGCAGGGAAAGCACAGGAACAGATAGAACCATTACAGGCAGAAATTGAATCATATAAACGGCAGATTCTTCTTTTAGATGGTAAACAGTCTGAACTTACTGCTAGAGCAAACATAATAGTAGATGCAGCCATTGAAATAAAAATCCAGTTTCCTAATATGCCAGATCTTTATGCTAATAAGATGAAAGAAGTAGAAGAGATCAATAAAGAAGCCAGCAAATACCAGAAAGAAAAGGAAAGACTGGAAAAACTAATACACTCTAATGAATCCAGAATAAAGAATATCAACAGAGCCAGTAAAGAATCTGCTTTAGTGGAAAGTATTACAGATGAAACAGAAAAGTATGATCTGGTACATAAGGCAATAGATAAGATAATGATTTTTGGAGAAGGTAAAACATCTATTATTATTGTTACTTTTTCTACTGGACAAACTATTTATCTGGGTTATTCTTCAAAATCTAATAGCAAATACTACACAATCTTTTATCCTAGTTCAGATATTTACTTTGATATTCAAACAAGTAAAGGATATATCAACCATTTAAAAGAGAAGCCAACTATTAATTCAGATGGTTCTATTTACTTAGGTGATCTCACTGGAGAAGTTAAGGAATACAGTATTATAGATTTTGTAAATTATCTAGATATTGAGGAAAACAGAAGATACTATTAATAAAGAAAGTCCTGTTGGCATAATAAACTGGCAGGACTTTTTTGTCTTGTAAACTTTACCTACCTTTGCACCAACTTCTAAAGTTCAAGGAGTTGAACCTCTTAGAAGGGACATAGTTAATTAAGAGCGTTTGAAATATTATCCTATTGTGGAATCTGGACAATTCTATATACTGGGATAATAGACAGTAATCGCTCACGCTGTGCTATATATCTACCTAGTGTAGTTTATATAACCGTATGGCGTGGGCTATTGTTTATTACCAGTATAGGGCAGTCCAGAGCCTCACAATAGTAATATTCAATAGTTCCCGCGCTTTTTTATTTATTAATCTATCCAGGGAACAGATGGGTATAATTTAGTTTTTATGAAATCATTTTACTTTCTATTTGTTTGCTTAGTTTGTTTCTCTACATCTTTATTTGCACAAGAAGATGTATTACGTTATCCTATACCAGAAGGTGGACAACCTTTTGATTATAAATACCCTAAAGCAAGTAAAGTTCATTACAAAAAACACAATCGTTTTAATATTCTAAACGAATGGGACAAATATTATGATTATAGTAAAGATAGTTTAAGTATAACAGTAAAAGCACCTTGGGGAATACAATATGTAAAATATAACTTAGATGGAACAATGGCTTCTTATAGTAGTCCTGTTAATAACTGGAATGATACATATACCTATACAGAAGAAGGAAATATTCTTAAAATAGAAAGTAAAACAAATGAAGGGAATGACAGTCATTATAGTTTATTTAATTATGCTAATGCCACTGTAACAAGAACTAATTACATTTATAGCGAAGTGTATAATAAGTTCTTTATTACAAGTAGAGACATTATTGAATATAATAAAGAGTTCATTAAATACACAACACAATTATATAACATAGATACTAATAACTGGGAGAATGAACAAGGCTATAATGTTTATAAATTAGATGCTTATGGAAGGGTGATTGAAGGAGGTTGGTATGATGAGAAAGGAGAATATCATATAGATGTACAATATTCATATACCAATAATGGATATATAGAATATAGCAAATATAATGGTCATAACTATGCTATTCGTGAATTTACTTTTAATAATCAAGATGATTTAATTAAAGAAGTATGGTATAACTGGAATGAAGATGGACGCAAAGACTTAGTTTCAATCACAGAATACACATATACTTATCCTAATCCAACATCTAATGAAAACATAAAACAACAAAACTATAAAGTATATTCTACAGAAAATGGATTAGTAATAGAGAATAATATAGGAAACAGCAATATAAAGGCTTCTATTTATGTAATAACAGGCAAATTATTAAGAACAATATCTATATCAGACAATAGAACGGAAATTCCATTAAGTTCAGGTATTTATATTGTAGTAATAGATAATCAATCTTATAAAGTGAAGGTTAAGTAAAGAGAAGAAATAAAAAACTATGAAGGATGTGAGGATGTAAATTAAACTGTGTTAGCAAAGAATAAAATATTAACTTTGCTAACACAGTTTAATTTACAGCCTCACACAGTTTAATTTACATCCTCACTGAAGCAATTTATTTAATAATATTACAAATCTAAATTCAAATAATACATAGCTTGTTTTGTCTGGAAACAATGCGTATAACTTTCACGAGAAAGTGGCTTAGAACCAAAACGTTCTTTATCAAATCTAGGATTTTTTATAATAATAATTCCCTCCCAAATATCCTTTCTGTCAATGGCTTTTACCACATAAAAACATCTATTATCTAATACCTTTACTGAAATATCAATGCAATGTTTTTCACTAGAATCAAGATGAAAAACTGTAGCAATACTACTAAAAACTATATCTTCCATAACTATTTGATTTTAGATTATATTGCAAACATACAAAAAAAAGCCTAACAGAATCAACTGCTAGGCTTCTTTTTTAATACTTCCATACTTTACCATCATTTACTTTAGAGTAGTAAATATGGTCATATAGCGTAACTTTAATAGTATCAGTTTTGTTTACTGTGTGAGTGGTATTGTTTCCTTCTATATCCACTTTATACTTATGTTCTATGGTATATTCTGTAACATCTTCGCCATAGTGAACTTTTTTCAATATCTTATGTGATTGATATTTATAATTTTCGTGAACTACATCTAATTCACCAACTGTAGGAAGAACAGGGATTCTATCAGGTTCGTAATACTCAATTAATGCGCTTTTGATTCTACCATCTACAGAATTATCTACTTTGCAGCCAGTTAATACGGCTACCATTATTGCTATAATAAATAATAGTTTCTTCATTTTACTTGTTTATTTGTTTCCATTTATCACCATCTTTCTTAAATATCTGTGCATATCTGACTGGTATTTCATAAAACTGCTTCCATCTTTTACCTGTATCAATGGCAGTAGTACTATTAACGTATCTACTAGTAAGTTTACAGTTACTTGCATTAATATATTTGAGATCATACAAGTAAATTAGATCACTACCAAATATATTTACATAGATCCCATTACTACAGGAATTATCTATTTTGGCTTTTGTCAGGTTCATATACTTATCTATCTGTATTAGATGTGATGGATAATCAGCATATTTCCTATCTCTGGTTTTAATTTCCACTACTATCTTTTTATCTTTCAACTCAAAGAGTCCATCTACAAAATCATATTTGTTAATAGTTGGATTCCAGTTTTTTGCAGTTCTTGACTGCTTTAATAGGCTTTCAAATATTCTTCTACCTTTTTCTTCATTGTCTTGAAATTTATCCATTTAGCCAGTAATTATTTACCAGCCTGTTTACTACTGCAACGTGGGCAGTTAAAACATCATACAGATAATAGCCATAGTCCTATATCTGTTTACATTATCATTTACATAGCCATTAACATTACAGGCTTTATTTATAACTCAATATCTTATATCCTCTAGTAACCCTGCCTTTGTGGTATTTGGTAATGCTTTCAGTCTCAAACACCCTGTTTATTACAGATCCTTTAGGCTTTTCTGTAAATCCACAGTCCTTATAAATTTCAGCTATTACAGCTTTGGTATAGTCACAGGGTACGAATGTCCCTACTTCAAAAAAATCTCTTATTCTGGAATCTATCTGTTTTAGTTGTTCGTTGTATTTATCAATATCTTCTATTGCCTGACTAATATCTTTCTGTATATATTGCAATTTTCTACATCTGTCACTACCAATAATGTCAATAGCTTTCTTTATCAATGGATAGCGTTGCAGGATCTCTTTCTTTTCCTTTTTATTGGTAGTAGATTCATACGCTTTAAATGATTCTTTGAAATACATTTATAATTCAAGATCAAGAAGTTCACTGTGTTTATCATCTGTTGATGATTGAATATCCTTTTGTAGTACTGAATTTTGCGTATCTCTATAAATTATTTGAATTAGGTTTACAACTTCATTGTAAGGTTGTGTAGCCAAATAATTCAGGATTTGCTGTAGTGTTTTGGTTTCTAAAGTAATTGTTTCCATTAATTTCTATTTTAAGTTTAGTTTTAGTCGATCTATTTAAAGTATTGTATCTCAATTTTATAGTACAAAGATACTGACTTTTTTGTCTGCCATAAAACAAATTATTAGAAATCTTAATATTTGTTTCTATGCTTCATTTTTTCAAATATTATTTGGTCTGAAACAAGTAAAAGATAATAATAATTACTTAAATATGATTTTACTTCTTACAATTACATATCCAGCAACTTTTTTACCGTCTATTCTCTTACTGGCTGCATTAATTTCAAACCATTTATCCAAGTCTGTAGCTTTAGCCGTTTCTTTCTTACCAACTAATTCATAAGTCCTTTTAAGCAATTCCTTTGCCTTCTTTGCTGGAATAAATTCGCCTATATGAATATCTTCTTTGATTATCTTGAATATCTTATTATCTAAACTCTTATAGTCATTAGCAACCAGCAATTCATTTTTAATTGCCTTCTGCACATATTTCAGGCGTTTTACAGCCTCATCCCCTAACTTATGATATGCTGGTATCAATAAAGGAAACTGTTTCTCTAATTCTTCTATTTTAGGTGAAACAACTAAACTCTCTTTTAATTGGCTGTACTCTTTATATGCTTCCTCAAATGTAAGTTTCATACCTTTCTTTCTTATTATTTCATTATCTATCAATTCCCAATTAACAGAAGTATGTAATATTCCATTAGAATCATATCCTTTTGCTATTTGTAACCCACTGGAATATATCACTTTATTTACTTGGTAGTTGTATAACTCCAGTTTGGGAAGAATATCATTCACCTTATAAGTATCATTCTTTTTATCGTATGAAATATACATATCATTTACTTTGTCTTTTAACTTATCTCTTAAATGATCCTTTACTATATCTGGTGCAGTATTGAACATATTTGCTGTTTCTTTAGCTGCTTCCAATTCTTTTTCTGTCCTCTCTTTCATTTCTTCATAACTTAAACTAAGAGTATCCAGTTGAGTATTGAATATATGTACAATTAAGTTTCTAAAAGGATTTGTTTTTGTTCTGATCCTTCCTGCTATCTGGGGAATATCAGTATCTATAGCAGCTAAAGTATGTGGGTTGGAAGTAGAACTGACAACAAATGACATTGCAGTATCACTAAAGTAATCCACACCTTCAAAACCTTTGCAAGTAATGAATGTGAACATCTTATTATCACTGATACTGTTACTTATTTCAAAACCTTCTAATTTACTTCTGTTTGATTCGGTATCAGCACATATAATTCTTACTTCATTATTTGCCAAATCACAATGATCTAAAATAGCCTTTATATCTGTTACTGAGTTAATAAAGAAAAATGCTTCATAACTCTTTTTACCGTTTATCTCTATATATCCGTCTCTCTTATAAGCCTTGATATAATTTGAAGCCTTTTGATATGGATGATTGGTTTTTTCTAATGATACAATTAAAGTATCTGTATAACTCCAGTCTGCAACAATAACAGGTACACCATTTAAACAGGAAGGACTAAATTCAGCCTGTATAGGTGTTGCAGACATAAAGCAGAATGATTTATACTGTTTGAAGCTGTCTAATACTCCATCTATTGCAGTATCTCTATAACTATATGCTTTCAACAAGCAATGATATTCATCCACCAGTAACCTAAAATCAGCAGGATTCAGATATTCAGCCAATTTAGCCAGTTTATCATAAGTACAAATGATCTTCTTAACTCCATCTTTCTTTAAATACTTCTTTAGCTTACTTTTTAGGCTGTTGGTAAATTCACCAAATAAACCGAACAAGTTCTTATTATCTGATTCACCTGCTTCTGCCTTACCAATCTTATTTACTATTAATTCTTTAGTGGGTACTGCTATAACATAGTTTTCACTGTTAGTAATGGCAATAGTAGTACCACCACAACCAGTAATAACTTTATTGAATATACAATTATGTGGAAGATCTTCTAAATGTAAATATCCGTCTGTAGAATTAATTTTTAAATTAGTTTCTTGATTTTTCATTTTATGTATTGATTTTGACGTAAAAAAAAGTTCCATTTATCTGAGTGGGTAAAATCTAATGTTTATAAACATCTGGAATATTATTAGTGCCATTGGAATAAAATTTTGAAGGCTAGTCTTATATACGGAATCTGAAAAAAAAATTCCAATCGAAATAAAATAAAACCAGATTCACATCTGGTCTTATTCTTATTAATGTCACTCACACAAATGTACTTTTATGGCTTAAAGTATATCTCTAGTAGAAGTTACGACAATACATCTTGAACTTGTTAAGTATATACAAAGATACTGATTTTTTTCGTGACTGTCAAGTAAAATTTTAGAAACTCTAATATTTAACTTTGTGTGTATCTGGGTGTTATAAATTATATCTATAGTTTGATTGTTGACTGTTTTTTAAGATTAAACCATCTAAAAGAGAAATATTATTTAGATACTGGAAGTAATTTGGTGCTGGAGAATTACACCAAATTAAATTGGCATTTCTCTTTTAAATGGTTCAGTTCTAAAAAACAAATCTAAAATTACTTATTATGTATCTTCTGGTGACATTCCTTACAAAGTGCCATTAGATTATTATAATCAAAAGCCAGATACTTTCTTTTTAATGGATCATTAGTAGACATAAAACTAATAATGTGATGAATGTCAACAGATGGAGTAAATTTATCCTGTTTTAAACAGGATTCACAAAGCGGATGATTCTGTAAATAGGATAGTCTTAGTTTTTTCCATCTAGTAGAAGTATATACTTCATTTCTTTCTTCACGTTTAATTGATGTCTGCTTTATTTTCTCTGGCTTCTTTAGATAAGGCATTTGTAATTTTTTCTTTTAATTGAATATTGTCCATCTTTAATTGATACTTAATCATATTAATTCGATATTCTATCTGTTTAACTACATTATCTTCAATTCCTTCTGACATTACTTTAAGTAATGTATTATGAAATATATCTTCATCTGTTTGGCTTAATTGTAAATTGGTCTTATTACCTACATATTTGGATCTTAAACGGTTGTAATTATCTGAAATATCTTTGGCTATTTTGAGGTTCACTTTATTAAGTGGATAATTGTATTTATGTTGGCTATATTCTCTTTTAGATGGTTCTAGGATAGAATTAAATTCTTCTTCTGTCAAATGGAATAGTTTACAAGTACCTTTGATACCATAGTCATATAGATATTGCAGCAATACTTCTTTATTGGGCTTTAATTTCCTCATAGTATTCGTCTAACAGTACTTCATTCTTAATAAAGAAATCTCTTAGTATCATTCTTATTATCTGGGCTTTTGGCGTTGATGTGGCTTTATTCATAATATCTATATTCAATGCAGTTTCACTATCTAGGCGAACTGTAATTCTTTCAGGCATACTTTCTTTCATATAAACTGTGATTTTTAATGTTAATGTATTGGTTTTTAATCATATACAAAGATACGGATATTTCACGGCAAGAACAAGTAAAATACTAATAATCAAATTATTGTCTGCCAATATACTGGTTAGTATTTGAAAGTTTGAAAGATAAATGAGCAGACACAGATACGAATGGATATGTACACTTAAAATAAGAATTTAATTATGATAGACTACAAAGCACCGTCTGACGTATGTAAAGAAGCAAAAGAATATATGAAAACCGTATTAGCCAGATTGGAAGAATCTGGAGTACTGGAAAATGTAGATGTAGCAGCGTTAGATATGTTGGCAAGAAATTACAGTATGTTTATTAATGCTTCCAAGCAAGTAGAAAGAGAGGGAGCAACAATTGAAAATAGACAGGGTAACATTGTAAAGCATCCTGCTGTAACCATTGCCAAAGATGCACAAATACAGGCAGTAAAAATTATGCAGGAGTTTGGACTTACTGCCAAATCCAGAACCAAATTGCCTAAACTGGATAAAGAAAAAGAAGAAGATTCACCACTGGAGAAATTTGTAAAGACTGCAAAGGAAGTTAGATAATGAAACCTTATTACGAATATGTAGATAAGGTTTTAAATGGAAGTATTGTCGTTGGTGAGTATATAAAATTAGCTTGTGAAAGGTTCCAGAATGATTTACAAAGGGAAGATCTGGAGTTTAGAGAAGAAAAAGTAGATCTGGCTATCCAATTCATTTCTACTTTGACACATTACACAGGTAAGCATTCTGGAAAACCTTTTATTCTGGAAGGCTGGCAGCAGTTCATAGTAGCCAATATAGTAGGCTGGTACTGGAAAGATTCAGGAACTAGACGATATACCAGTAGTTATATTGAAGTATCAAGAAAGCAGGGAAAAACGGCTTTGGCTGCTGCATTATGTCTGTATTATTTAATAGCCGATGGTGAAGATGGTGCAGAAGTATTATTGGCTGCAAACAGCAAGGAACAGGCTAAAATTGCATTCGATATGTGCAGCAAGTTCAGTAAAGGCTTAGATCCAAAAGGAAAGTATCTTACTGCTTACAGGGCTGATATTTTATTCAGTCTTACCAGTTCCAAATTGAAAGTACTGGCTGCTGATGATTCCAAGTTAGATGGTTTTAATGCTAGTTTTGGTTTATTGGACGAATATCACGCAGCAGCCAACAGCAAGGTTAGAGATGTAATTAAATCCAGTATGGGAATGCGAGAGAATCCACATCTTTGTACTATTACAACTGCTGGATTTGACAAGTCTTTACCCTGTTATCAACTAAGAACAGTAGCTATAGAAGTACTAAACCATCTAAAGGAAGATGACAGTATGTTTATAGCCATTTATTGTTTGGATGAAGGCGATAAATGGGACAGTGAAAAGAACTGGTGTAAATGTGCTCCAAACTTAGGAATCACTGTTACTAAGAAATATATCAGGGAGCAAGTTAAACAGGCAAAGAATAATCCTAGTGATGAAGTTGGAGTTAAAACAAAGACATTGAATATCTGGTGTGATTCTGCTACCGTGTGGATTCCAGAGGACTATATAGTAAAGTGCAGTGATGTAGTGGATCTTTCTTCTTTAAATGGTCTGGACTGCTATATAGGTGTGGATTTGGGAGCAACAAGCGATTTAACGGCTGCATCCTTCTTACTTGTTGATGGCGAAAAATATTACTTCAAAACACATTATTATTTGCCAGAAGCAGCTTTGGAAGAAAAGGCAGATAAAGAACTTTACAAGTTATGGAAGCGGTTGGGACTGCTTACAGTAACGCCTGGGAATGTAACGGATTATGACTACATAACTACTGATATTCTGAAATACAGAGAAGTCGTTAATATAATATCTGTCAGTTATGATAAGTTCAATGCTACACAATGGGCTATCAATGCTACAGAGCAAGGTTTACCATTAGAAGAATTTTCACAGACTTTAGGCAATTTCAACAGACCTACTAAAGAACTGGAAAGGCTTATATTGTCAGGAAAAGCGGTAATAGACAATAACGACATTACAAGGAACTGTTTTAGGAATGTAGTTCTGAAAGCTGACTATTGCGGCAATGTAAAGCCTGTAAAGGTACAGGATAAAAAGAAAATTGATGGTGTGATTGCTATGATACAGGCATTAGGCGGTTATCTGCTGACACCACATTATACCAATACGATATTTACGATATAAAACCTTAATTGATGGGATTTTTTGATTTATTTAAAAAGAAAGAGCCACAAGAAGAAAGAAGCTATACACCTTATGGACTTAATAGTCTGGTATATAATACAAATTCCAGCTATAGAACTGATAAGTCTATGCTTCTTTCCACTGTCTACAGGTGTGTAGATGTAATTGGTGATTCAGTGGCACAATTACCATTAGAGCCATATAAGATTGACAAGGACGGATATAAAAGAAAGTATTTGGAACATCCCACTTACTACCTGCTGAACAAAGAACCAAACAGCCAGATGAGCAGGTTTACTTTTATGAAAACATTGATTACCTCTGTCCTTTTAAATGGTAATGGTTACGCCTTAATTGAAAGAGATGCCAAAGGTGATGCAGTAAGTTTGAAGCTGATTCCTTCTGAATTGGTTACTATATCAAAAGTTGATCCTTTAAAGAACAAGATAATGTATAATGTTACTGGTATTAAACAACTGGTAGAACCTGTTAATATGATTCATATCCTGAATTTCAGCTATGATGGCATTACAGGAATCAGTACATTACAACACGCCAGAAATACTTTGGGACTGGCTACAGACAGTGAAGCACACGCAGAAGGATTCTTTAAAGGCGGTGCAAATCTGGCTGGAATTATCAAAGTACAATCCAGCTTAACGCCAAAACAGCAATTGGATATTAAGGAGAGTTGGCAAAGTACATTCAGCCCTATGACTGGTACACCAAATGGTGTAGCCGTATTACAGGGAAATATGGACTTCCAGCCTATTACAGTTAGTCCTAGTGATGCACAATTATTAGAAACCAGACAATTTAATGTAATTGACATTTGTAGGTTCTTTGGTGTATCACCAGTAAAGGCATTTGATCTTAGTAAATCCAGTTACAGTACAGTAGAAGCAACTCAATTAGCTTTCCTTACTGATACGTTATCACCTTTATTAGAGAAAATAGAACTGGAGTTTGAACGTAAACTATACAAACCTTCTGAAAAGAACAGCATAGATGTAAGATTCGATACGTCTGTATTACTTAGAGCAGATAAAGCCAGTCTAGCTACTTATTATCAGACCTTGTTTAATATTGGTGTAGTCAGTCCAAATGAAATAAGAAAGCAATTGGATTTAGAACCTTTGGAAAATGGGGATAAGTCATTTGTACAGGTCAATGTAATGACTTTAGATAATGCAGTTAATAATATTCCATCCAATAACGCTATAGAGAATGATACAGAAAATATATAAAGGCAGTGATATAATGGTTACATTGTTATTGAAGGATGCAGAAGGTACACCCTATAGAATAAGTACTACTAATGAGTTTACTATAAGGTTCTTTACTACTGATCCTGATACATATATAGAAGGTAGTTATTCTGCTGGTAAATATACTGGAATCATAGCAGAAGAAGATACTGATTACATTGCTTTGAATGCTTTGGATTTAGAAAAGCTGGAAGATGGAGTATTAAGTTATGTGTACCATATCAGGGTTGTTAATACCAGTTTTAAAGACGGATTTTATGACGAAGTAGTAAAAGGGCAAACTAATCTATACTTGAAATCAAAATGTAATTGCTATGTATAAAGTAGAAATGACCAATAATAATAAATATGAATTGGAATTGAAAAGAGCTAATGTAGTAATTGGTTCTGGTGAAACTGTAGAACCTGTTTGGGGTACTATTACAGGTGACATTACCCAACAAAAAGACTTGCAACAGGAACTGGCAGGGATTAAAGAATCAATACCTGATACTACACAAATAAATCAAGACATTAACCATTTAAAAGAAGAAAAGGCTGATAAGTCAGAGATTCCAGATGTGTCTGGACTGATAACAAAAACGGAATTATCTTCTTCTTTAAATGGTAAGGCAGATAAAGCCAATGTATATACAAAAGAAGAAGTAGATAATAAAATATCTATTAGTACTGGTGCTGTTTGGGGTTCTATTACTGGTACAATTTCACAGCAGAAGGATTTACAACAGGAATTAACCAGTATCAAAGAGTCAATTCCAAATCTAACAGAGGTACAACAAGATATAGCCAATTTGGAAACAGTTAAAGCTGATAAATCTGAAATTCCTGATATTACTGGATTGGCTACTAAAACCGAATTAACAGATGGTTTGGCTACTAAAGCTGATACATCTTTTTTACTTGAGTTAGCCACCAAACAAGAGTTAGAAAGTAAAGCTGATTCTGCTGATGTATATACAAAGGATGAAGTGAATCAAAAAATAGAAGATGCTATTACAGGTGGTGAAATTGATCTAGGCAATTATTATACTAAAGCTGAAACTTATAGCAGGAAAGAAATAGATGATAAAATACCAAAATTAGAGAGGAAAGACTTTTGAACTAAAATAGACTAACCTATGAAGGAACAACGAAACTGCAACTATGAATTAAGATCTGAATCCAGAACGGTAGAAGGATATGCTTTGGTATTCGATAAGGAATCCAGAGATTTAGGTGGATTCATTGAAATAATAGATCCTTCTTCTTTAGATGGTGTGATTGAGAAATCAGATATATTATGCCTGTTAAATCATAATGAGGATAAAGGGGTATTAGCCAGAAGCAAATTTGGTGTTGGTTCTCTATCTTTACTTGTGGATGAAACAGGATTGAAGTACAGATTTGAAGCACCAGATACTGCACTGGGGAATGAATTGCTGGAAGGACTTAAAAGAGGTGATATTTCAACTTCATCTTTTGCCTTTACCATTGACAGCGACAAATGGGAAAAGAGAACAGACGGTAAGTATCTTAGACGGATCACCAAGTTCAAAGAATTGTTTGATGTTTCCCCTGTATATAAAGAAGCCTATCCAGATACCAGCGTAGCCTGTAGAAAGATGCAGGAACTGGACACAGAGGAATTAAAGGAATATTATCAAAACCTTAGAGAAGGACTATAATGGACACTTTGACTTTGATAGACCAAAAGGAACAACTAAGAAAGAAGGCAGAGGATTTAATTGCCAATGCTGAAAAGGAAATTAGAAAGTTGAATGATGGTGAAACTTTAGAGTTAAACCATATAAAGGAAGAGATTGCAAGTATTGACAGCCAGATAAAAGGTATAGAAGAAGAGAATAAAAGAAATTACAAACCACAAATCAATAAAAAGACTATGGAAAAATTTTCATTGCTTAAAGCTATCAATGATGTAGCTAATAACAGACAATTAGATGAAAGAGCACAGGAAGTTGTAACTGCTGGTATTGCAGAAATGCGCAAGGCTGGTCAGTCTTATTCTGGACAAATTGTATTGCCTATCGAGGAAAGAGCGAATATTCAGGCTACTGTTGCAACTGCTGGACAGGAAAATGTTGCAGAGGATAAATTAGGAATCCTAGAACCTCTAAGAGCCAATTTAGTATTAGTACAGGCTGGTGCATCTTATATGACTGGTCTAATTGGAAACGTTTCTATTCCTGTTTATTCTGGATCTAATGTTGCTTGGGCTGGTGAAGTTGCTGCTGCAACTGATGGCGCAGGTAAATTCAGTGAAGTAAACTTAGAGCCTAAACGCCTTACTGCTTATATCGACGTATCTAAGCAATTCTTAATTCAAGATTCTAATTCTGCTGAGGAAATGCTAAAGAGAGATATTGTTTCAGCTATTGCCAGCAAACTTGAAGCTACTATTTTGGGTAGTGAAGCTGGTTCTGCTACACAACCTGCTGGTATGCTTAATGCTGTAGTAGCAGATAGCAATGCTATCACTTACAAGGATATTGTTAAGATGGAAGCTGATTTGGAAGCTAAGAATGTGAGAGGTGATATTAAGTTTATTGTTTCACCTTCTGCTAAGGCTGATTTAAAGACTACTGACAAGGGTACTGATACTGGTAAGTATCTGATGGAAGGTAATGAGGTAAACGGTTATCCAGTTCTTTCTACTTCTGCTGTAGCTGGTAAGGGCGTAATCTTCGGTAATTTTGCTGATCTGGTTATTGGACAATGGGGAGGTATCGACTTGACTGTAGATCCATATACACAGGCAGCTAACGGTAAAGTAAGACTGGTTATCAATGCTTACTTTGATGCCAAACCCAGACGTGCTGATTCTTTCGTAAAGAAAGTGTTGAAAGCGTAACCTTAACTTATGAATAAGCTATGTATGTAACTTTATGTGAAGCAAAGAAACATCTGTTGGTTGATAATTCATTTAAAGATGATGATGAATACATACTAGCTTTAATAGATATAGCAGAAGATGCTGTTTCAATTAATATAAATATTCCATTGGACAGCATTACAGTAGGTGGTGAATTACCGCCTGCTGTAAAAGCTGCTATACTTTTATTAGTTGGTAACTTATACGCTAACAGAGAACCTGTAGCCTATATTTCTGTAAATAAAGTGCCTTACACTTTTGATTACCTAATTTCCTTATATAAAAACTATTCCACAAAGTAATGAGGGCAGGACTATTAACCGATCCTGTAACCTTTAGAAAAGCAACCATTACAAAGAACCAATACGGACAGGAAGAAACATATTGGGAGAATCATATAATTACTAGGGCAAATGTAAGGTTCAATTCAGGTAACAGGGTTACAGGAAACAATGAAATCATTAACACCTATACAGTAACATTTACTGTAAGAAGGTATCATAACATAGATGAATTTATGAGGATTCTTTGGAAGGGCAAAACTTACAGAATCCTGTCCATAGAGGATAATAACGAAGATAGGACAAAACAATCTATTACTATTATTGGAGAACTGATAAATGAATAATGTGGATGCAAGGCAAGTCCTACAGATGTTTGCTGCACTGGATAGCAAGAGACAGAAGAAAGCACATAGGACTGCACTTAGAAAAGCTACAGGCATATTGGTTAGAGAAACCAGAAAGAATTTCAGGAAGGTAGTAAAGAATCCCAATGCCAGAAACAGGTGGAACGGAAAAACCTTTTCTTCTGGAATCAAATCTAAGGTCAATAAGGAAGCCACAGAGGGTAAAGTACATATTATGGGAGACTTTAGATTAAAGTTCTTTGAAATGGGAACTAAGACACGTTACAAGAAACGGACTAAGGGCAGACCATCTACAGGTAGTATAAAAGCCTCTTATTTCTTTAAAAAAGCCAGAGAAGCCAAAGAATCAGAAATCAGTAATAGTATGAATGACATAATAACCAAATCTATACTAAGGGTAAATGGACAGTTTAAAGGTAGGTAAAGAAATCTATTCTCTTTTAAATGGTAATGATTCTCTTACTGGGGTAGTAGGCAGTAAGATCTACCCTATTATAGTAGAAAAGGAAACTACATATCCATTTATAGTATATAAGAGAAGTAATATTATTCCAGACTATACTAAGGACTTCCATTTCAAGGATGAAGTAATAATTGACATTATATGTGTGTCTGATGATTATTCTGAATCCGTTGATATAGCCAGTATGGTAAGGGATATTCTGGAAGATAAAAGATTTGCTGATATAGAAAGCATCAAACTGGAATCTGCTGATGAAGATTTTATAGATGATGCTTACGTACAGACATTAAGTTTTAATTTAATAATAACAAAATAACTATGGGAAAGCCGATTAACGGTAGTGATTTGATGTTATTCATTGATTCTACTGGAGAAGGAACAGCATTTAAATCAATAGCATTTGCAACTAGTCACAGTTTATCAATTTCTGCTGAAACAGTTGAAACAAGTTCTAAAGATACTGGTGGAAAATGGGTGTCTAAAGCACCTAGAAAGCTAAGTTGGACTATGAGTACAGAAAATCTTTACTCTTTAGATGGTGAAGGTTCTACTTACGATGATCTTTTTACTGCTATGACAGAAAGAAAAGAATTAAGTGTAGTTTTCAGCTTAGAAAAAGAATATGCAGCAAAGAAAGATGAAGTTCCTGAAGGTGGATGGACACCTATTACTACAGGGCAATATAAAGGGAAAGTAGTAATTACCAGTCTGGAACTTAACGCACCGAATGGAGATAATGCAACATTTACAGCTTCTTTTGAAGGAGTTGGAGCACTGACTAAAACAGCATAATATAAAGCCTTTATATCTCTGTTATAGAGGTGTAAGGGCTTTTTTATATCAACAGAATTATGGAAATAACAATTAAAGACAAGACATATAAAGTAAAGTACAGCATTAGGGCAATGTTCGTATTTGAAAAACTGACTGGCAAATTATTCAAACTGGAAAGCCTGATGGACTTTTATATATTCTACTATTCTATGATACTGGCAGGAAATCCAGAATGTACATTGCTGTTTGACGATTTTATAGATGAATGTGATTTGAATCCTGTTTTGGTGGCTGATATTCAGAATTACCTTAATGCGCAATTTCAAAAGCAAGGGCAACTGGAACCATCTAAAGAAGAAGATACTTCAAAAAAAAAGTAATATCCATTTCAGAACTGTATAGTATCATTGTGGTAGAATGTGGAATCCAGCCAGATTACTTTTTGGATAAAATGCAGTGGTATGAAGTGGATTCCTGTTTAAATGGTCTGGAGGGTAAAAACAAGAACGGTTGGGAACAAACCAGATTCCTTAGTTATATCACGGCACAAGTAAACAGCAGCAAGAAGTTAAAGCCTACTGATATTCTTTCCTTTAAATGGGATAAGCCAGAGGATACAGGCACATCTATTACTAGTGAAGATATACAGAGGTTGAAAGATAAGGCAAGTAAAACCTTAAAATTATTATAATATGGCTGATTTGATTACTAGGTTGCTGCTTAACACACAGCAATTTGATAATAATTTAGGCAAGTCAACAAAACAAATACAGGGATTCCAGCAAAAGATACAAGGCTTTTCTAGTGGTGCTGTCAGTACCTTTACAAAATTTGCGGGGGTACTGGGCGTAGCTTATGGAGCTACAGAACTGCTACAGAAAGGACTTAACAGCAATGCCACTTTACAGGATAAATATAATTCTTTGATGCAGGCTGGATCTACTGTAACAGACCAATTCTTTACAGCCATCTATTCTGGGGACTGGACTGTATTCAATGATGGTATAGAAAAAGCCATTAAGAATGCAAAAGAATATGCAGATACCTATAGGAATGTACAAAGGATGCTGGAAACTACAAGCATCAAATTTGAACAAACGGATGCAAGGAAAACACAGTTGGAAGCCATTATAGAAGATGATACCAAACCACTGGAGGAACGGAAGAAGGCACAGCAGGAGTTAGACCGTATATTGCTAATGGGTGTGGCTGATATTAGGGAAGCATCCCAAATAACAGAAAAGGAACTAAATAATATGTTGGCTGATCTGATTGGAGAAGCCAAATATATTACGACAGAGAATGCACAAAAACTAATATTGGATATAAGAAACAAGTATTCAGAACTTAGAAAAGAACTGGATGCCTATAGGGAGATCAGAGACACAAAGAATCAGGTACTAAATCCCAATGCCTTCAAATACAGCGGTGACGAGTGGTATAAGATTAATCAGGAAGCCACTAAGAAATATTATCAGGAATATACCAAAGACCAAAGAGCCTACTATGATGAATTACTAAGGCTGGCTGATAGAATGAATGATGAAACATTCAGTTCATTTCAGGGATTGTTTGATAAACTGAATGATCTTAATGACAAGGCTGGTACTTGGGAAAAAGACAGGGCTGGCGCAAGGGATGAAATAGCTGGCATTAAAACTACTGCCAGTAAAAAAGAAATCATTCCAGCAGGTTCTATTATGGAAATGCAGAAAAAGATTGCAGACCTTAGAAAGAAGTATGAAAATGCTGCTGATGAAGGAACTAGAGTAGGGTTTATGAAAGCCATCAAAGAAGCAGAAACAGAACTTAAAATGATGCAATTAAGGGCTGCTGGAACTTCTTTACTACCAACTGGAGAAATTAATAAGCCTGTTGGAAGGAATATTGCAGATGATGTAAAATCTGGATATATAAATATAAAACCTATATCTACAGACACCATTCAGGCTAATTATGATTATGCAGATTCTTTAGGTGCTATAGCATCCATAATGGGATCTGTTACAAATATAACGAATGAAGGAGCTGCTGGTTGGCTGGCTTATGGTGCTAATATCCTTAGTAGTGTTAGTGCAGCTATACCAATGATAACTAGTTTAACGACTGCTTTAACGGCTAAGGCTGCTGCTGAAGCTGCTGGTAGTGCTGCTGCTGTGCCTGTAGTAGGTTGGATTAATGCCGTTGCAGCTATTACGGCTATAATGTCTGCGATGGCTGCTGTACCTAAGTTCGCTGATGGCGGTATTGTTGGCGGTAATTCCTTCATTGGCGACAATATGATAGCCAGAGTAAACAGCGGTGAAATGATTCTGAACAACAGACAGCAAAGGAATCTGTTTAACCTTTTAGATGGTAAAGGTGGAACTTCTGTTAATGCTGGAGGAGAGGTTAAACTAAGGATTGAGGGTAGAGATTTAGTAGGGGTTATTAATTCTCAAACAAGTAAGACAAGTAAATACAAGTAATATGTACAACCTTATATATACAATGCCATTTACTAATGTAGATGGTGAAGCCTTAACTGTACAAATACTAGAAGATGGTGGAACTGGTTCACCTGTAGAACTTACAGGCGGAACACCGCCATTTATAGTAGATGTAAATGATGAAGATTTTTTATACACGCCAACCAGATTCAGTGGGGCTACTTTAAAACTGGTTGGAAGTGATTACCTACAAAGATTGTTTAGTACACAATACCAGAAGTTCAAAGTTAATTTAGTAAAGGCAGGTTCTGTTATCTGGACAGGATTTATTACACCAGAATTATATTCACAGGACTATGATAACAGCCTGTTTGAACTGGAAATAGAATGTATATCTGCTTTATCCACTTTAGAGTACATAGACTTCAAACAAGAAGGAGCTACCATTTCCTTGCTTGGTATTATTAAAAAGTGCGTTACAGAAAGTAAAGGGAATTTTAGGGCAGTCTACATACCAAACGTCTATGCTTCTTCTTTAGATGGTATAACTGTCAGTACTGCCAATTTCATAGACGAAGATGGCAAGGCTATGACTTTAAAAGAATGCTTGGAGGAAGTTTGCAAGTTCCTTAACTGGACTGTAACGGAATATGCTGGTTGTGTTTACTTTATTGATGTGGACTATATAAAGGCTGGTAAAACCAGTTATACCAATATACTTGGTACGGTTACTACTCTATCTTCTGCTATAAATCTAAGGGATATACCATCTAAAGGAAACAGTAACCAATTATCTATATTAGGAGGATACAATAAGGCTATAGTAATTGATAGTGACTATGAAGCGGATAAAGACCGACTATATCCAGAGTTGGAATTTACTTCTGACATCAAACTACAGCACAAAGTACTGGATAAGGATGGATATAAATTCCAAAAAGAATATAATCCTGCTTCTATGTTCAAATTCAATACATTCAAATATAATACTTCAACGGGAAAGTATGAACAGACGAACGAACCTACATTCAGTGCCACAGGAGAACAACACGCTGGTTCTGTAGCCGTACAACAATCCAATTACAAATTGGATGATGTGCCCAATAAATTAAGTTGGGAGAAAATGATTGAAATAAAATGCTATGATAAGGATTTGAGTAATAACCCTATGTTAATTGATAGTTACACAGATTCTGAAATACTAGCCAATTATCCTGTTATTCAGACGGAATCATCTAGTTCTACAATGGTATTTGATGAGAGCATTAAGTTGGCTATTAATTTCCAAATCTATTTTATGCGCGTTTCAACTGATGGATTTGGTGAAATTAATCCAAACAGACCAGCAGAAGAAAGCGGTATGGAAGATAACTTCAATCCAAACAGTATTTATGTATTAGCACGTTTAAGATGTGGCGAATATTGGTATAATGGTACAGGATGGACTACAAATCCTAATAACCATTTTAAAATCTATACAGATGTACAAAGAAATGCTGTAAGATATAATTGGTTAAATGCAAAGAATACAAATGACTTTACTTTAGGAGTCAATGATTTGGAAGGGACGATAATTAATTACGACAGAACGATAATTGGAGACTTACAATTAACATTGTATCTTCCAAAATTTGAATCTGTTGCTGCTTATGTGTTTATGAAGAATATAAGCATTCAAAGTCAGAAGGTTCGCTTCTCAACTGTAACAACTGGCAATGAAAAGAAAGATACTAAATATGAGAATGTAGTTAATGATGGCTATATTAATGAACTGGATGATATTGAATTTAAGATAACATCAAAGAATGACAGTGAATTATCATTCAGTAAAGCAATTGCAGGCAGTTCCATTCTGGATAAATTGACCAATACAATCTATAACAGCAGTGAGAAGCCAGAAAAGCTACTGATTCAAAGGATCATTAACCAGTACAAACAGCCTAAAATAAAGTTGGTGCAGATAATAAAACCTGATATTCTGCCTTATTCAAAAGTGACAGACAGCTATTTGTCTGGCAAACAGTTTATATTTACTGGTGGAAGAACCAATTATGAAGATAATAGCATAGAATGTAACCTTATAGAACTAAACTAATATGGATATAACAAGCAACAGAATACCAGCAACACCCAGAAGCAAATACGCCAGATATGGATATGGTAGTAATAATATATCTGTAAGTGGTGGCGGTGGAAACACCAATATTGATACTTCTAACTTTGTCAAGTTAAAAGGACAGACCAGCCAGTCTATAGAAGGTGCTGTAGCTGCTACTGGAGATATTATAGCCTACCAGACGAATCCAGAAGCTGGAGATTTTCAGTTTCCTATTGCTTCTACTGATGCTTTAGGTACAATCAAAGTAGGTAACGGACTTAAAATAAATGAAGATGGTACTTTGTCTGTAGATGGTGAAATTGGGGGTGGAGGTGTAAACAGTTGGGACGATCTTACAGATAAGCCAACTACATTTCCTTCTACTTGGGAACAGGTAACAGGAAAGCCAACTGAATTTATACCGTCTGCACATACACACGTAATGAATGACATTACGGATTTTAATGGAGTTACAACAGATACAGACCAAACAATTACAGGACAAAAGACTTTCAGTAAGGCAATATTAGGACAGGCAGATGTAGTGGCTTATAGCACTGGCATTAGCAGAGAAATGTTTCCTATTGCCAGTACAACGGCTTTAGGTTGTATCAAAGTTGGAGAGAACTTAACCATTACAGAGGACGGCACGCTGAATGCACAGGCTGGAGGCGGTATTACATCTGTTACTTGGAATGACATATTGGATAAGCCCATATTTTCCACAGTAGCCAATTCTGGAAGTTATACGGACTTATTGAATAAACCTTCATTATTTAGTGGCAACTACAATGACTTAACCAATAAGCCTACTATTCCAACAAATACCAACCAATTGACTAATGGTGCTGGTTATATCACTGGAATCAATTTGTCAATGTGGAATAATGCTGCTACGTCTGTTGGCGATAAGAGAATAGGTAACTCCAGCAATGGAAATTATGTTGATATTGTTGAAGATTTGAGGATTACGCAAAACTGTATATTCAGTAAAACCCCTAAAGTTGGTAGTACCAATGTGGCTTTGGTAACAGATATTCATACACATAGTAATAAAAGTTATCTGGATAACATTAACCAGAATCTTTCAACAACTTCTAATGTACAACACGCACAAGTAAAGGCTACAGGTGATGTAATAGCCTTTTCTACAGGTAGTGGAACACAATCACCATTTAAGTATTGGAAACCTTCCGTTAGTAGCGATGGTACATTAAGTTGGACTAACTCAACAAGTGAAACAACACCTGCCAGTGTAAATATAAAAGGCGCAGACGGAAAGAATGGTACTAATGGACAAGGGGTAACTTATCAATGGTCTGGAACTTCTTTAAGGTTGGGCACTATTAATAGCAGTGGTAGTACTACTTGGGGGAATTATGTTAATTTGAAAGGTGACAAAGGCGAAACAGGAAGTAGTGGAGGATCAAGTAGTTGGAACGGTGGTACAGTGTCAAACACAACAACATTCACTAATACTGTAGCATTCAAAAAAAGCAATACCAATACACGTATATGGGGTAATGCTGTTGATGCGTGGAGCGATACAACAGCAGGTAGACCGCGTTTGTGGTTGAATTATTATAAACCAACAGGATGGAGTTATCAAAGTGAATGCTTCATTGGTAATGGTGATGGAAATGGAACACAAGTAGCAACAATAAATGCAGATGGCAATGGGAAGATTTTAATAAAAAATGGAACTGGCACATTATCAGATTCAAGACTTAAAACCATCTTCAATAAACAGGAAAACATCTTATCCAAAATCCAGAATATAAATGTGTATGATTATACGAGAAATGATGATGAAGATAAGATATTGCGTACTGGAGTACTGGCACAAGAAGTAGCTAAAGTATTTCCTACATTGGCTGTTGCTAATTATGCGGATGAAGTAACGAATGAAAGATATTATACTGTTGATTATGCAACGTTGGGAACGGTTATTGCGGTTGGAGGTTGTAAAGAACTGCATAACATTATTAAGGAACAACAAGTAAAGATAAATGAATTGGAATCCAGATTGGCAAGTTTAGAAACCAAAAAACATTTAAAGGATGAAGAAGCTAATTCGGTGGTTAGCCAAAATATTCAAAGCTAATATCATCATAGAAAACATTGTGTATAAAGAAAAGATAGTCTATAAGCCATTGGAAGATGAATTATCTGGGAGTATCTCTTTAGATGGTGATTTGTCTGTGGATGGAAGTATAGAAGCGACAAAAGATATAATATGTTATAAGGCTAAAACCAATTAATTATGGCTAAGTTAGGAGCAACAAATATAAGTATAATGGATGTGCGCAATATATTAGGCTATCCATCAACGGACTTAGGTACATTATGCACTTGCAATAATATAAATGTCTGGTCAAAATGGAAACCTATTCATTGTGCCAATACACTTACACTCACTGATGCGTTATTGAAAAATAATAAATATGGCATTAAGATCCTAGAAGCAAACAATCCTGGTGCACTTGTAAATTTGATTAAACAAAATAATAATTTAGGGTATGAGTATGATAAGCCTAAAGGCGGATCGTTCAGCCCTTATAGATTGGGGGATTTTCGTAATTACTACCATAACGCACTATTACCCGTATCATCTTTTTATGGTGATGGAGATGAAATACATATTGGAGGTATAACATCTTCCAATCACGGTAGTTATGAAGCTATTATAGAGGGAATGTTAGTACCTGATTTAGAGCCAGAAGAAAGCGATTATATTTCTAAAGGAATGCTATACGACTTTATAGATAATAGTGGGAATAAGCTACAACTAAAGAAAGGCGTATATTTTACAGATGGGACAAATGATTGCTGGTATAGTGGAAAAGCATATTACTGGACAACGGAATTTCAGCGATTTGGCGGTAAGCAAATTGAAGCCTATGAATTTTATACCAACGCAACACGAACGCCTAATGATATATGGGTGGCAAATGCAAATGATAGGTTTTATGCACTGCCAGAACCTTATCATACTATTTCTGTTGATAAGCAAGTACCAGCAGGAAGCAAAAAGGTTTTAGTAGTATGCCGTCCTACATTATCAACTAATAAACAGTCCGTCTTTTATACTTTGAAATTTTCAGCCATTGGAGAAATATATAGAGGTGGCACAATATCAAATATCCATATCCGTATAGCGAAAGACTTAAAGGGTATAAATGTGATAGATACTAAGAAAATTGCGGATAGCCTGACTATACAAGATGAAACAGAATCATTAACTTACACTGGTACTCTTAGGAATCTTAATGGAGAAACAAGTATGTATGTACTTGTGTATTATGATAATGTGATACAATGGACAGGAGTACCGTTTATGGAAGTTGATCCACAGACATAATATGACTAAGACAAAAATTAAAACAGAACTGGCTGCTGCTATAATATTGGTAATAGTTGGGTGCTTTCTATTGATAGCAGCAATATATATTCCGCCTATAGGTATAATTCACCCGTCTGTACTGGTGGCTTTTGGAGAGATAGCGGTATTTGCTGGTAGCCTATTTGGGATAGACCTACATTATAGGCTGGAATTTAATAAGATAAAGGCAGAAGTTGGAGCAGATAAGTTAGAAGATAAATAATTAGAGCCTGTTTACCTTTATATGGTGGACAGGCTTTTTTGTGCGTATTTGGAACTAGATCATTTAAAGTAAGAATCAAATTATAAATAATTAAACTTGTATTAGTTAATTAATATATAGGCATTTAATCAACTTTTTAATGTTATTTTATGTATCAAAATACAATATGGTTAATAAATTATAATATTATTAATGATACGATTTATTAAATATTAATAATCAATAATTTTAAGGCGTATATTATCACTATATTGCGATCAATTAATCACAATAATAACACATTATGGCAAATAAAAAATTAGAAAAGAAAGAAGAAAAGATTTTTACACTGGAAGGCAGTGGAAAGATGTTAGCATTTACGAATGTAAATAGGGAAATCAATAAAAGTATAGTCAATTCCAAAAAGAAATCTATTGAAGAATTTGGCTTATTAACACCTATTACTGTAGTAGACGCAAAAGATGTGATAGCTAAAGGAGTTGCTGTCTATGATGCTAGCAATCCTAAAGATGTAGTAGATTCAGATAATGCAGATAACTACTTAGTAGTACTGGATGGACAGCATAGATATGCAGCTATTAAAGAACTAAATAAAAAAGATAAGTATTTTGATATTTGGTTAATGTATCCACTTAACAAAGATGTGGCTATTACTACTATGCTGATGGAAATTAATACTACAGCTATGAATTGGAAAAATGACAATTATGTTGATGTATTAGCCAAACTGAGACCTGATGATGAAGGACTGGCATTCATTGATACTTATATGAAGTTAAGGCATAAAAAGACTAAGGAAGGTGAACCATCTGATAACTTACCTAATAGTGGTTATGGCTTATCTGTATTATCAAAGTATCTTACATTAAAGACAGAAATAAATAGGCAATATCTTTATAAGATGGCAAACAACCCCAATAAGAAATTACCTGATGGCGTTAAAGTAGATAGGGCAGAGAAGATAATACAAACTGGATTGGAAGTTGGCTTTACACATATATTCTTATCTAGTAGATTCTTTATTGATTGGATTATTAACTGGGTTCTACAGGAATATTCAGTAGATAAGATACTAGAATGTACTAAAGAATCAATGACGCCAGAAAAAGCAAAGAAATTGATGGAAGAATGTAATGCTGATAATTACATAAAACTATTTGATGAAACAATAGAACTTAAATAA